TTAGGTATGTAGATAGATCATCATCGTTCATAGCATCTAGTGTCGAGTGTTGTACTTCTTTCTTCTCAATCAAGAACCCTAACAATTGGGCCTTCAGCCTTATCGCATTGACCGCGGCAGAGTATTGTTTCTTGGCACAAGCATCTTTGTACACCACGTCTAGCTTTTCGACCTCTTGAGACACGCTTTCACCAGTCAAGCGCCTAGCATCAGCCCTCAATCTATCGATGTACTGGATAATCTTATCTTTCTTTAAGTTTCTTGCAGCCTGGACGTGAGCAGAAGTTTCTGAGTAACCTGCGTCAACAGCAGCGTTCCTCTTACCTTTTCCGACAGCTATACCCTCACAGAACTTCTTTTCCATTGAGGATAAGGTTGCCTCGTTAGTCTGATGGAGTTGGTCTATAGTTATCGCCATATTTATCCTAATATAGCGATTATTTCAACAATGTAAATTGTATTATAATCTAGATTTATGCCATGAAATTATATCTTTAACACCATGATGATTTTTAAATTTAACGTGGACAGATCCTGTATGTCCATCGTCAATGTCAACGATAGTTTCGGGTACAACAGTTTGTTTACTATGGTAAATTGATATGTGGTAGTTTTCGTTTTTACCTCGACCTTGCAATCTGTATTCTTTTTCGTCTTGTTCAGTCATTACATAATCACCATCAAGTATGCAATTTTCTACATAATTGTCTAACTTTTGTTTCATTAAAGCCACAGGGTCCATACTTTCTCCTTTTTAGTTATTTTTTACTTAATCTAAAAATAAAGAATAGATAACAACAATATACAATATTATTAAAGATTACAAGCCTTAATTATATCTTTCTCATTATGATAATGATCGTGAAATTCTTTATTATTTATTATCTTGGAAACGTAACTTCCTAATCTACTATCGTGTTCAAACGACCAAGAACCCACTACGTTATCATTATAAAAGACTAATCCGTCTTCTGGATTAACATCATGACCTTCATAAAAATCTTTAATTTCTTTACCAGATTTACTTGTATAACGAAATATTCCATCAGGCATAGTTTTATCAAGATTAACTTTACTTATTTTACTCATCTTTTTTTTCCATAATTTTCTTCTAAAATAGTAAAAGGCATACTCTTTATTTCCAGTAGTAAAAACTGCTTCACCGTTTTCGTCTAATACGGAGTATTGGCCATTACTTAACATTGATACGTATGGTTTTTGTTTACTCATTTTTTAAACCTCCATACGTTGGCGTCAACACTTTGTATATGTTTTATATCTCGTTTAATTCTAGCTGCATGTATTTGGTCTATATCTACTCTAGCTAGATATCTTGCTGAATAGTAAGTTTTATGAAATAAAAATTTATCAAGAAGAAAAACAGAATACCCTGTTTTATCGTACTTAATATTATATCCTCTATAATCTTCATCACCATAAACGTCTTTTTTATCTTTTAAAAAAGTATGATTATCTGCCATAAAAACCTCCTTGGGCTCTTTCGCAAGATTCACGTAATGCTTTTTGTCTTTCTTGATCTTTTATTTTTTTATTAAAAAACTTATAAAAGAATACACTACCAAGTAGTAATAGTATTGCAAATAAACTAAGTAATTGTGCGTACAACATATATTATTCCCTTTCTATATTTTTTCTATATTTATAAAATATATAATTATTAACAATATTAAACAGTAAAATTACCTTAATTTAAAGTCTTTATTTCAACAGTATAATTAGGAATCATACCTTTAGCCATTGGTTTTCCTATTTGTACATCTTTATATCTAAGAGATTTAGCAAAATCAATAGGAGTAAAGATAACATCAAATCCCCAATAACATTCTAAATACCAATCTTGTATATTTTCGTGCAACATATAACTTTTAGGGTTAGCACCTAAAGAATAAGCAACTCCCCAATCATGTGGTCCTGCCTCCCAATTAACACAAATTTGTTGATCAGAATCAGATCCTTTAGATCCATGTTGTCTACCATAAGTCAACATATTAGTTTCCCAATTTGGATCTTGACCCATATGTCTACACTGTTTATCTACTGCTTTTTTAAAAAGTTTGGCCGCCGTCAACATATCTACTTTTTTAGTTACAAAGTCAGGTAAATTTTTATCTTCTAATTTATCAGACATTTAGTTCCTCCATTCTTTTTGGTATTACTTTCTCATTATCGCAAGTCTTACAACAAACACCTACGTCAGATAAAGGTTCAGGGTTATTTCCCCAACCAGTAAATTCTTTATTACATAATACACATATTTTTGAATCAACTTTATCAGGCATTTAATACCTCAATTCCATCAGGCATTGGTTCGTTAGGCGTTTCTGCATCTTTCCAAGTTGCTCTATAAACAACTGTATCTTTTTTAAAATCAGAAACATACTTATCATACTCAGAAGTAGTCATTTCTTTTTTATATCGATCAAACCAAGCCCTTGCTACGGTGTCTGAAACACTTCTTTTTATAGCCATTCTGATTCTACACTTTCTGGAATAAATATAGCAGGTCCTAATATAGTAGTGCTTGAACCATGCATTTCAGTATATTTTTGAGTTGCTTCTGGATTAGCCTCTAATCTTTTAAGTTTAGCCTCTTCATTAACTAAAAGAACTCCATCTTTTACTCTTACCAATTCGACCCAACCACCAACGAACTTTTGAGCTTCTTGAAGTGTAGGATCTTTTAACTTTACGCCATCTATTTCTCTATACATTTTCTTCCTTTCTATTTTTAGTTATTAATTAAAATTATAAAAAGTATAAAACAATTAATACAATATTAATTATCTCTATCAATAGATATGCTTGGATCTATTTTATTTATGTAAGTGAGTAAATACCATACAAATATATCGTATAAGGCAGCCCTCGTTTTACAAAAATGAAATGATAAATCTTCTTCTGGATACCTACGATCAGCTTCTTTCGTAGCATATTTAGAAAAAACAAAAGTTTCACAACCTCCGTCAAAACTAATAATATCTTCTTTAGAAAGATCAACTATGCGTTTACCTGCAACAGATAAAATATAATTATTATATTCATCTTTTATTTTTTTCCAATTAGCATCAGAAATATCGTTTTTTTGGTGCCAATAGTTAGTATATCCCATATATTCTCCTTTTTAAGTTATAATTATTGTGGGCCGTTACCACCCTTTCGTTTGTTACATAGGCGACTTATTAATGTGCCAGCGTCAACGACCCTGCAAGTAATAAGTAAAATATAACTACATAAAAAACTTATTACTCGCTATTTTATTAATAATCGTAAAAAACTTTAATTATACAATATAATTATTTTTTAAGATTAAATGTTGATTTCTGAGATTTACCAGCTTTACCAACTTCATCTATTATTTCTACTGCAACAAAGCCTCTTTCTCTGTCCCAATCTAAATCTATAGTTTTTCCACCAGCTTTTAAAAAATCTCTAATCTTCATACTATTTTTGTAAAGATTAAATCTTTTCCAGCCATTACAGCCTTCTCTTTTAGGGTTTTTATCTACACAAACCTGTATTCTAGAATCTTTATCATATTTATAAGTTCCCTTATAATCTTTAGGATCCATAGCTTTTACTTTAGCTTTAGGTTTTACAACCTCAGGTTTAGTTTTTAGACTTACTTTTGGCTTTAAAGCCAAGTTTATGTTACTCATGTTCTACCTTTCTTTTTTAGTTATTATTAATTATTCTTAATCTACTTTGCTGTATTTACTTTAGATACAATAAAATTAAACAATAAACAACTTAAAAGTCTATTCTACTATATAGAAATATAAATAATTAAATATAAAAATCAAAAAAAGTCCTCACGGCAGCCTCGGGTTAGAAGAAAGGTATTGGCGGTATTGGCTCCAGAGAAGTGCCAATACCACTAGAATCATTAGTAGTATTGAATAATACTCGAAAAGTATTGGTATTGGCTATAAAAAGATTATTTGAAATATTTTTTTTTATTTTTATATTTCTATATAGTAATAACGATGTATAAAAGTATCAAAAACAACATAAGTAAAGCTTTCCTAAAAAACCACAGTAACATAATAGATTATCCTTTAATTTAGTTAATAAGTTCTTTATATACTAGAATAAGTAAATGAGAACAAGTATAGCTATTGTTCGTTCCTATTTATTTCAAGAACAGACAATATTCCTGAAACAACATTAGCATCTTTAGCATTGATAGAAAGAGTTTGGGACTCCTCCAGGATCATCGGCCCTTTCAACAAGTTTACAGCAGTGTTACTTACTACATCTTCAATCGCTGCGTTATAACTCGTGATTGTATTATTTGCTATTAAAGTTACAACAGTATTAGCTCCGAGATTAGTAGTTTGCAAAGTTTTAATAATAGCCCGTGTATCATTAGGTACAGTGTAAAGTAAATTAGTTCCAGTATTTGCTAAAGCAAACATTTCATTTTTATATATATTTGCCATTTATCCTCCTAAAAACCAAACTTGTCTTTCTCTCTCATCATTTTGGTCTTTAGGATAAGTAGAGTTTAAAATTTTGATCATGTCTTGTAAATCTTCAATTAGTTGATTAAATTCGTTCTGAACATATTTTTCAGGAGCAGAATTTAAACGTGATGTAGGTATCTTTGCCATATTGCTATGGTATTATTAATCTTATAATTTGTACAGTAGAACTATTTTTGTTCTACTTCTTCTTTTATTTCACGTTCAACAACTTTAACCTCTTTGGAGATTTTAGCCATTTCAACAGTAACTTCACCATTAGAAAGTAACTCACTTGCCCACTGGGTTTCCAGTTTCATCTTCTGGTTCAGTTTTTCCATCAGAGCTTCGCTCATATTTGTACTCCTCTACAGTTAGATAATTAGTATTTTTGGGTACATCATGAGTATGTTTGTCCCATTTAAAAGTTTCAACCGGCTCATTCCACAGAGCCTTACCCGCTTTATCAAGCGAATCAGCTTTAACAAGGCCATTAGCATAACAACCAAATCGCTTAAATTGAAAAAACACTAACATCTATAAAGTGGTTAGCATATTTTAAAAGGTTTGTAAAGTTAATTAAACCACTCAGGCATGCCATTTTTCCAGGTTGCAAACTCACGTTTGTGAGCCCTGTAAAAACTTCGATAAGCAGTTATAGCATCTTCTCGTTTACATTCTTCAGGCATACATTGAGGAAACTTAGATAAATTTATTCCTGTATCTATATTCATAGGAATATTACCACAAAGAGCATCGTTTAACTTTATATAAGTCATGTGAGTTTTTTTATATCTGAGGCCGTATTGTTCGCACAGATATATCCATAGTTTACACAGCCACACGTAATTTTCTTTATGTGATCTAACCCATACATTACTTGGATGATTTACATGAGAAGCTTTATATAAAGTATCCTCGAGGCCGTTACTTAATTTCCATACTCGTACTTCGCTTTTACCACTCTTGCTGGATCCACGGCTCTCTATGCCATCACAAAGCCGGTGTGCTGTCGATAATAGCTGTCCGTACTCTATAATCATTTTAAGAACGTGCTTATCGCAATGATATTGAGCACAAATTCGAGGATCGTCATCTAATCTAAATATATTCACTTATTTTATTTTTCATTAACTAATACTCCTACACATTTATCTTCACCATTTGGAAAACCAGTTAGTTCATCCAACACTTTCTCATTATCATAACCAAGTTTTATACAGGCTTCTTGTATATCTTCAAACCTATACAAATCATCAGCAATAACATTAATCATTCCTTCTTTATTTTCTTTTTTTATAACTTTAACCATTTTTTTCTCCTTTCTCATATTCGCATATGTAACCATTTACTTCTAAGTCTTGATACTTATTATTTTCTCTATCTTTAAATTTAATATTCTTTTCGTACCATTTACTACAAGATAATTCTTTATAAGAAATTATTTTGCGTAATTCGTAATCATGACCTTGATCAAGAATAACTATTAAATACAGGATAACTGTTTTCACTTAATTATTTTTTTCTTTAAAGCCTCTAGTTCAGGCAAACCCATATGCTCGTTCATTAAAGTAAAATCACCAGAGGTATTTAACATAATATCAGTTCTTGATCCATTATTATAAACATTTACATTACTAATAGATTTTATATGGTCATCAACACATTTTATTAAAGTTTCTCTAGTTTTATGAAAGATTTGCCATTCTTTAGGAAATATCTTTTTATTTAGTTTTTTTTGCTCATTCATCTTACTTAGGCTTTTGTGCTTCATTACTTTCTCCTTTTATTTTATTATATATATGGCCTTTGATATCTTTCTTAGTTGATATAACAGTGATCATGTCTACACTATTGTAAGCTTTAGTATAGACATTCTGTGATGCCACAACTCCGGCACCACTAGACAATAACAATAACTCACTACAACTTGTTGTCATCAGTAGTATTATCAGATATATTAACTTCATTTTTTTTCTTCTTCTCCTCTATAATATTCTTATAAAACAATTTTAAAAATGCTTTATAAGCACCACCGCCTTGATAATCTATCTCTTTATCGGCTTCTTCTTTTAACTTATCTAACTTTTTATTTCTTAATTTCATTCACTTCTTAATATTGCGTCTATTTGATTTTTCATATCAATTAGTTTGCTTCTTGTTTGCCATTCTTTCTTATAGTAATAAGCAGGGTTTTCCCTATCTAATATCTTGTGATCAATGTACACCGAATACTTTTCAGCATGAGGTATTGGCACAAAACTTTGATTACCATGTACTTTTCTTGATCCACGACCCTTTAGTCTTATACTATATCTACCTTTATGTAGATACTTTTTCATTTGCTTTATAAATGCCCAACCTTCTTTAGAGTTAGGAATTTCTTTCATAAAGTGTCGATGCTTTTTAGCCGTTTGCTTTGCTATTCTCTTTTTTTTTAGCTCTTCAACCTTTTTTAACTTTTTTTCAAAAGCTTTTTGGTTTCTTTCTATTTCCATTACTTTCTCCTTACTTTTTTATCAAATGTATATTTGATTATTTTATTAACTTCTTCATCTACTTTTTCAGATAAATAATAAACTACTGGACACGTTTTTATCCAATCATCAAATAACTTACTTGTTTCTTTTTTTTTTCTTTCTTCAAGCAATTTAGCTTTATTTTTACTATGTAGCTCAAAGTGTGCTTCTGTTAACTCTGTCATTAGTTTAAGTACTCCCTTTTTTTACTTTTCAATAATAGCTTTAGACTATTATAAATACTCAAAGGTATATCTAGTTGATATAACTCTCCATTATAATGTTCAAATAGAATCCTGTGTCTATCTTTAGCTAATCTAATTGAAAAGTGGATTGGCCACTCTTGTTCTTTATCGAACTTCTTTACATCTTCAAACTCATGCTTTTTAAAATGCCTAGGCCAATTTTTGGCTTTAGCAATAGTATTAGCATAAATAAGATCATCTCTCTTAATTACTAAGTGTGTCATTAATTACCCTTCATTCATTATATCTTGTAGTTCTTCTAAGTCTGCGCCGTCATCGCAGAAATCAGAAACTTCTAAACCTAAGCCTGCTGCTGCGTCTGCTTTTTTAGCTTCTTCTTCGTTCCATTCTTTATCTGATGGCCAGCCATTAGGTGGTGTATTATCTTTATTAACTTCTTTGATAATCTTACTTAACTTTTCTATTGTCATATTATTCCTTTCTATTTTATTTACTTTATAATTTTTAAAATAAAAAATAATCCATAAAAACAATAAAAAATACAGCTATATCTACTCTATATATAAGTAGAACCTGCTCTATAAATCGTTCTACGTCACACTATATTAGTGGATAGTAAATTCTTTCTCTAAATTCTCTTGATAACGTAAAACAGGATTTTTATATTCAATGACTTCATAATCTATAAAATTGAACTGTTTCATATTTTCTATACAAAAATCAAAAAAACGATTAACCCTAGGAAAATAAGGTTCTACATCAAATTGAGGAAAAGAAAAATAAAGATGAGTTTCAGGTTGTTTTTTATTTGAATAAGTAAATGTAACCCAATAATTTTCAGTAGGAAGCATCATCATTTCTTTTATTATAGGACTATTTAATTTATTCATTTATACATCTTATTATTAAATTTTTTAATACAGGATTACTTTTAAGTATAGTATAATATTGTTCAGTTAATGTTGCTACTTTTTCTTCACCATGAGGACCTACTTCAAAATTGTTTAAAGCCATTATGATATGAAAAATTTCGTGAAACAAAGTTTTACCTAATATTTGTTTAGTTAAACCTTTTCTAATAGTGAGAGTATTGTTATTAAAAGTATACACAGCATAATCTTCAATTTTTTTAAAGACTACTTTTGTTATAATATTTTTATATCTAATCTCTGTAAGTTTCATAAGACCAATTCCTTGGCCTTATTATAACAATTATCTACCTAACATTCTAGATTTAGTTGCTCCATTTACTTGTGTATTTATTCCTATTTTAGAACCTTTTTCTGATCCACGGCTATAAGCTACTCTGTCTCGAACACTCATTCTTGAAGAGGCACTTCTTAAACGAATACCTTTTTGCTCTAACCATTTAGTTATAGCTTGTTGCTCGTTTTTATAAAGAATTGGTAAACCATCTGGATTACCTTGAGGGATATAATCAGGAACTATCTCATTATATCTATCAACTAATCTTTTAGCTAATTTAGAAGCACAGCCTTGTTTAAAAGCATGAGCCATTTTATTAATAGTAGTACGATTACCTGGAACTTGTTTAAATTCCTCTTCAGCTAATTTATCTACTGTATCAATAAAGTATTTACACATTTCTGTAGCTACCATTCGATTAGATTTCCTACCTACAAAAGTAAAAATTTTAACTTTTTTATAATATTTATCTAATTTTACATGAGTATAAGTTTTACAAAAATATAGTTTGGCTGTAGCATTTCTAATATAGCCTTTCCATAAATCTCTATCGACCTCTACATCTTCGCTTTCTATAGGCTCTGCTTGACTATCGTCTTTAATATCTGTAATAGATAAATTGTGTTCTTGAAGTAATTTTTGAGCTTTATCTGCAGCAAACATAGCTTCGTTCTCTGAAGCTCCGTTTTCTATAGACATTTTTAAAAGCTTTTGAATTCTATTCAATACACTTTCTTTTTCTTCTGTCATATTTCTCCTTTCTAGTTTAGAAGCCTTGCGATCCAATTCGAGCCCATAATAGGTTTTGGGATACCTGCAAGACTTCTTGTTAACAGGGCGGACAGAATCATCTTAACGACACTTTCTTACTTCAGGCCCTGCGATTATTACTATATATTATTTTTTTCTTTTTTAGACAATATTATTTTTATCTGTTCCCAATCTTTAGCTAAAGCTTTTTTATCCCATTCTTCTCTGGTTACACCTTTAGCAAGAGCTTCACCATCGTTACTGTCAAATAAAAAAATTTGTTTATCTTTTTTCACTATTAGGTAGACAGAGCCGCCTGAATAGGAGTAAGACCTGTGCCATGCGATTTGTTCTATACTCAATTTTAGTTTTAGTTTGGTGTTTTCTCTTTTGGGGGACTTTAAATACTTTCCCTCTAACCAGCCTGAAACACCAGCAACACAGTAATGTACATCAGGTATCCCACGTTCAATCTGAGTTTCGATACGTTGAATAAAAAAATCATTTAATTTTGACCTGATCGTCTGCCAAATTTGTTTTTCCATTTTCTATAATACTTATCTTGTTAATATTACTTAATTTTTCTTGTAATTCATCTTTTTGTTTTCTTATTATATCAAGTTCAATTGATAATTTTTGAATAGCTATTGAATTTAAAATAGTATGTTCTCTCCATTGTTTTCTTTCAGCTTTAATTAAATTTAATTGAGCCTCTCCAATCATACATTTTTTCCTATAGGTATATATTTAACATCGTCATTTACTTCTAAATATCTAAATGGATCAATGACTACAGAATCAGGCATAAAATAAAATATTTCAAATGCTTCATGTTTACAACCAATAAAAAATAATTGAGGTACAGTATCCCATTTGTATTCATCTTTTACTTTCATAATATCTGAATCATCAACCCAGGGATCCCACATTCTTACAGTTTCTCCTTTTTCTTCTAAAATATTTTTTAACAATATAGCCGGACTTCCTGTTGTGATATTAGTTTCAGGTTTAAAACATTTACCTAAAATATTTATTTCCCTATCACCTTTATGTTTAATAATTAAATCAGCTAACCATTCCGTTTGATTTTCTCTTTGCTTCATTATATTATCGTACCAGTTATATGATAAATTTAATTTTTGAGCTAAGTAACTGAGAGCTATATTATCTCGTGGGTGACAACCTCCTCCGTCTCCCATACCTCCATATAGATATTTTTTACTTATAATTCTATCCGTACATAAAGCTAAAGCTTCAGTTACCACATCTACATCAGTATTAGGTAAATGATGGCAAGTTTCCATAACTGTATTCATCATTGCAATCTTAGTTGAAATAAAAGTGTTATAAACTACTTTAATTAGTTCAGCATTCTCTAAAGTTGTTTTATAAAAACGTGTTTTATTAATTGTTTTATAAAATTCTTCAGCTTGTTTTGCAGCACTTTCGTCAGTTACTCCAAATAAAATAATTTCACTATTTAAAAAATCATTAATAGTAGTTCCCATTGCTATAAAAAATGGATTATAACAAAGTTTTAAATGATTACCAATTATAGGTTTAATAAGTTTAGTAATAGTACCTGGAAGGACAGTAGAAATAATAATAACTGTTTTATCTTTCCCTTGTTTTTCAATTTCTTCGTTAATTTCTTTTATTCCATTAACTAAATAGTCATAATTAAAATCAGCACGTTCTTTTGGTATTCGAGTAATACCTTCATATTTTTTATCGTGAGGAGTTTGAATAGGAACAAATATTATATCACATTCTTCAACAATTTTATCTATACTTTTTAATTGAATTTTAGATTTTTTTAGTAGCTCTTCAGCACCTTCTTCTCTATAATTTAATGTTTTAAATCTAATATTTCTTAAAATTGAATCATCAATGTCAGTTCCCATAACTTGATGACCTTTACTTTCAACAGCTAAAGCTACTGGTAAACCTAATTTACCCAGTCCTAGAAATCCTATTTTCATATTTTATTAATTTTTTTTCAGCTATTCTTAATCTTATTGTTTTTAAGTCTAGTTCTTTTTGTAATTGTTCAATTTTTAACCTTAATTTTAAATGCCAATTTTTTCCTATTTCCATTTATTTTATAGTTCCCCAATTTTTTCCTTTTTCAACATCAACTTTAAGTGGCACTTTTAAATCTACACAGTTTTTCATGATATGTAAACTTTCTTCAAAACATTTTTGTTTATCTTTATTTACTGAAAAATCTAATTCATCATGCACCGTGAGTTTTAAATCAATTTCATCTAATAAACCAGCTTCATATATTTTAATCATAGCTGATTTAGTAATATCAGCAGAAGAACCTTGAATTAAAGCATTCATAGCAGTATGAGTATAAGCTCTTTTAAGTTCTTGTTTAGGATATTGAGCATGTGCTTCTGATAAAGAATAAGCTCGTTCACCCCAACTATCTCTAGGTTCCCACATGTCAAATCTTCTTTTTCTACCTAATAAAGTTTTAATATAACCTCTTGAACTGGCTACATTTGATACTTGTCTTGATAGTTCTTTTACAAAAGGAACTTTATCATGATATCTATTAAACAATTCAGAAGCTTGATCTTTATCTAATCCTAATTCTGAAGCTAATTTTTTATTTCCCATTCCATAAAATAATCCTAAATTAATAGTCTTAGCTTGTTTTCTAGGTATACTTGCCATAGTAGCTACCATTTGATGAAAGTCTGTTTTATCATTTTTATTAAATTCATCTTTAACTTTTATAGCTGTGTCCATACCTTTAAGACTGGCATAATGAACTAATACTCTAGGTTCTTGTTGAGAATAATCAGCACAAACCCAATCTGATTCTTCTTCAGGTATAAATAAACTCCTGATCAAAGGTCCAAGTTCCGGGTCTCTAGCTGGTACTTGTTGAAGATTAGGATATTGAGAACTAAATCTACCTGTAACAGTACCCATTGGATTAAAGCCACAATATATTCTTCCGTTAGAAGCTTTATCAATAATCATATTTTTTACAAATGTATTTCTAATCTTATCTAATTTTCTTACTTTTAAAATACTTTGACTTACTTCGTCTTTTTGAGTTTCTAACCAACTGGCTGTAAAGGAAGGAGTGCCTTTTGCCGTATAACCATATCCAATATTATTTTTATCATAAGCTTCTTTTAAAGAAGCATTAGCCCATACATTAACTTCAGTACTTCCTAATTTATTTAGTATTGATTGAACTTCTACTTGTTTTTTTTCTAATTCATCATAAAGTTTATGTGCTTTATTAACATCTACTCTTACTCCTTTTCTTCTCATATGAAATAATACAGGAATAAGTCTAGATTCAAAGTCAACAATACTTTCTATTTCTTCTCTTTTAATTCTTTCTTGTTGTTTTTGATATATATTTAAAGTCAGTAAAGCATCTTCTTTTGCATATTCACTTACTTCATTAGCATGAAGTCTCCATAAATTTTCTTTTACTTTTGCTCGTTTACCAAACTTAAATAGTACAGCTTGAGCAAGTTCAACTTCATACTTAGATTTTCTTAAATAATATTTAGCAAGACTATCTAACGAATACTTTAACTTGTTTTCATCTATTAGATGTTCTATAGTTTGAACATCTCTTATTTTATGATGTCGAGTAAGGGTAAGTCTATTATCGAGTGAATAAAGCCACTCTAAGTCATACATAGCATTAGCAAATATAAGTTTTTTATTAGATTTATAAATATAATCTATAAATTCAATTACTTTAGTTTTATTTAAGTTACCACCACCTTCATGACCTATAGGAAAATATTCAGTATAACCGCTATCAGTTGAAACAGAAATTCCAGCTATATGACCGTCTTTTCTAAAACCACCTGGTCCCATTGTTTTTAAATGAGGATCGCAAGTTTCTGTATCTATTGCAATTAATGTAGCTTCATCTATTTTATTTACATTAAACATTAATTTAGTTTACCTAAAATAATATTTTTATTAATATAAGACCATTCTCTGTTACTATCTTTCCACAATCTTTTAGCATCTTGGTGAATGTACTGTTCACAAAATAAAATATGTCTAGCTGAAGTATTAAGTAATAATTTAACACAATGAATACATGGAGATAAAGTACAATATACTCTATCTATTTCATAAACATCTTTACATTGAAGTAAAGCATTCTGTTCTGCGTGTATTGCTTCACATTTATCTAAATCAGTACCTGTTTTTGATTTTGCCCCTGGACAAGGTTTACTTATACAATGCTGAAAGCCACTTGGATTTCCATTATAACCTGTAGCTATTATATGATTTTTTTTATTAATAAAAATACTTCCTACTTGTCTACGTGCACAAGTACCACGTTCAGATACTAACATAGCCATTCTTAAAAAATAAAAGTCAGAAGGTTCTCTAACCATTACATAATACCTGGCTTATGATTTTTAGAAGGTTTTTGTAATACTCCATATTTAACTTTATAACCGCTATTAGCTGCACGTTCTAAAGTAGGAATAAATTGTTCAGGTTCATCTTTATAAATATCAATAAGATTATTAAATGAAAACTCTGGAAAATCTTCTATTTCTTCACTTAACAATACTCTATCAACTTTTTTAAAATCACTTTCGTATAAATGTCTACTACCAGCTTGAATATTTAATTTACCTAATTTACATTTGATTCCTCTACTATTTAATAATAAAACTAAATAAAAAGATATTGCACTAAAATTAAAACTATCGTAAGGAGTACCTAACCATATATCGTTACTTCTCATTGTAGCAATAGTATGTAACCATAAGTCATTACTTGTTTTTCTTAGAAAAAATTGCAAAGATAATGTACAAGGAATATCTTTACTTGATCTAGGATTCTCTCTCCATATATTTAATACTCCTTGTCTTGTATCTTGATCTTTTTCTAAAATATCTAAAACGTAAGGTAATTGATCAATGATTTTAGGACCGTATGCTCCAAAAAAAGTAATACCATTATCACTAAATCTTTTTATACCGTTAGCATATTTATAAACTCCTGCTACATCGTTACGTCCTTGAAGCATCCATACTGCTTCTCCAAACATAAAATCATAACTTAATTTTCTATCTGCAAGAGTAATAATAGGATCATCCATATCAATAGTCCAACTATCATTTAAAACTTCAGCTATTTTTAAATTTCTAGGTTGAGTTACAAATTCAGGAGTAGAATGTATTTCCCAT